TCCGAGGGCCGTGGCGTTGTCGAGCGTCTCAAATAGCCGCTCTGCTATATCGAGCTCCTCGCGAGCGCGAACAATGGGCGTGCTTAAAGCATTGCTCATGGCTTTCTCCTAGGGATAGAGAGAAGATCACGAATGTCGGGTTATCCACCGCCATAGCCTGTCGAGGAGTCTGTATGTATGAAAGCATACAAGACGCCAGCGAGCTGGGCAGCGACACGACCGACAGGGCGACTCTTCGTCGCCTCTCACCATTGGGGCTTCCGGAGGTAGTAGTCCTTGATGACCGTATTGGCCATCAAATTCTGGACATACGCCGCAAGATGCTCCCGTTGGGCATTCGTAGCCTGGGACGGAATGATAACGTCCAGGTTGGCCCTAAGAGTATAGGCCACGGAGGTGATGTCGTCGACAGTCTGCTCCACCGGGTAGGTGAAACGGATGGTGACTCGATCAGTGCTCCTGTTCGCACTCGCCAAACTCAACCCGGTGGTAAAAGACAGCTGACCCGGAGGGGTCAGTGCCTCACCGTGCTCTTCATGGATAGTCAGAGCCGGGGCCACCTGGATGGGCTCGAAGGTGTGGTTGGCAGGTGTCTTGTCTGCCAGAACGATGTTAGCGGCTGATGCCACGGTGATTTCCTCTGTAAGGGGTAGAAAGAAATAGCATGGTTACCGTCTACGGAGCGTTCGCTTCGTAGCCATCGGAAGGTCACATTGCTGCCTCTTCAGGCGACAAAGGACTGACGACATAATCGCCAGACGCATGATCGTTGGATGGGGTTTCCACACTGGTCTTGGAGGGAACGGAACGGTAGAATAAGCCGTCCGAACATAACTTCGATCCTTTCGCTTGCCGGCCGAGAGATGGATCTCAATGGCCGGATTGCTAGGGTTATGGAAGTTAGTCCCCTCGTAGATCACCTTATTGGAGACAGTCCCTACTACGCTCTTATAGCCCCGAAGGGCATCGAGCGAACACAGCCAGTCACCGATTCCTACAAAGTAATCGATGGCCCAGCTGAAAGGGATAACTTCCCACGCCAACTCCCAGGGGGAGCCAAGCGTGAGACGCTGTTCGGACACACGGAGTTGCCCGTAAAAGACAGCGTTAAGTCTCCTGTCCCAGGTGCCGGCGTTGGTCTCGGTGCCAACCGTAGACTCGCCAGAAACCCTCTCGCTAACGCCCCACCGTACACGACGTATGATAGGCTCTGTCAGCGCATCATTCAAGATGCGTGCTGCGTCGCCGATCTGATCGATCAGGGGATTGATCACGAAAGAGGGAATTACAACAGCGGAAGCAACATCGGATGGTTTGGGACGAATCCTAAACTTTCTAAGGTTGCGATACTGTTGCCACCACTTGTGTAGCGTCTTCATCCCACGACGGGCGAGGTTCGCGGTTGCTTCCAACTCGTAGACGGATTCGGCGATGTTAGTCGCCCCGCTTTCGAGCTTTTGGCGGATACCGAGTTCCCAACCCGTTAAGGGAGCTGTGGGCTGCGGGATAGCAAGCCCAGGCAGGACGCGGAAGTAATCCCAGGACTCACGCCAACCACTCACCCCATCGAGGGGGCAGGACCACGGAACGTTTGACCGCCGGTATTTATATACCCGGGCAGTGCGTTTCGTTTCCAGGCCTCTTACGAGACCGGTTGGAGAAAGAACCGGGTGCTCCGGTTTTACACGATGGGAAACCACAAAGGTGGGGATTGACTCATAGGCAACGATACGGGAGCCCTTTGTCACAACTGTACTTGAGCCTGAAGGGCAAATAGTAACAGTTTCAGTGACCGGGACCGTAGCGTAAAGATAGCCCATGGCATCCTCGTTAAGTGGTTGTGATCTTGCACCTATAACGCTGCCTCGCAGCGTGCGTCAGGAAGATGCAGAAAGCGCCAGCTCCTACCAGCAGGAATCGGGGTTGCACCGACATCATTGGTTAAGTATTCCAATGACTAGGATCT